AATTGTCCTAGATATGTAGTTTCACTTATATACGACACCGGTCCAATACCAACGTAGTCTCCTAGATAAGCAACTGTGTTGTCATAGTTTGCCGCCGTCACTCCTAAGTAATCTATATCGTATGTTAACACTCCAACGTAGCTTGCGGGAGTCACACCGGCGTATTCACTCTCGTATGTAACAGATAATATATAACTGCCAGCATCTGGAGTTAATCCAGCGTAGTTGCCAAGATAGGCTATAACCGTATCATAAACCGCTCCATCTGGGTTTGTTCCGAGATAATCTGCAGCAATGAGCGCAGTATATAATACTTCCGGTATACCAATATATCCGGCTCCGTCTGGAGTAGTTCCTGGACCGATATATGTAGGGCCGTCAAGAGGGCCCAAGTAACTAACATCAGGCCCGGCACCGAGATAGTTAACTGGTGCACCAGATCCAAGATAATTTATTGCGTTGTCTGACTCGTAGTTTATGGCATCCGGAGTCGCAGGACCTACGTAGTTAATTGATGGTATGGAAGTATAATCTACGAAGTTTAGTTTTTGCGACCCTTGATAATCTTGGTTTCCTGGGCCTAAGTAGTTGGTATCCGCGCCAGGGCCGAGGTAGCTTGTAGCTGCACCAGGGCCGAGGTAGTTTGTAGCATTCGCCGGGCCAGGGCCAACGTATGATAATGTTTTGGTTCTCACGTACGTGATGCCCGGCCCTGGCCCGAGATAGTTTATAGAATTCGCTGCGCCTGGCCCAACATAATTTATAGCATTCGCCGTGCCCGGGCCAAGATAGTTTGTGACGTTAGCAACTAACGAAGTGTAGTTCGCAGCAGGACCTCCTGGGCCAAGGTAGTTAACAGTTGTAATGTCTCCTAGATAGAAAGGTTCTGCGCTAGGACCTAAGTATAGAGGAAATAACGTATAGTTTGTAAAGTTTGCCGGGCCAGGACCAAGATAGTTTACGTTTGGGACTCCGGATTGAGATGCATAAGGAGCACCGTCCGTATCCGTAGATACATATAGAACTCCATCCAAAGGCCCAATATATGTGACTGGCGCAGAGGGTCCTAGATATGAAGCCGGAGTCGTTCCTGCATAGTTAATAGAGTCCGCCAACGGACCAAGATAGTTAACTGTCACGAATCGAGTACTATCATAGGTAACCTCTGCAGGTCCAACGTATGTGACTGGACCAATAAACCCAGTCACATACGTGATAGGAGTGATACCAACGTACGTAGCTGGTCCTACATAATCTGCTACGTAAGTAGCCGGTGTAACGCCGACATAAGAAATAGGACCGATGTAATCGCCGACATAGTTCGTTGGCGCAACTCCATCGTATACAATCCCGCCAAGATAGTCTCCATCGTATGTTGCAAAACCCGGACCTAGATAGTTTATACCACTAGGCCCTTCAAAGGTGGTAGTGTATGCCGCCGGTGCAACACCGTCATAACCAACAATAACAGAAGAAACGTAATCAGTGTCGTATGTTCCTATGTAATCTGTGTCATACGGTACGTCCGAACCGCCAAGATAGCTTATAGGAATAATACCGGTATAATTCACATCAGAAGTATATATCGGGCCTACATAATCTTGCGCAGATATCGTAGGTCTTGTGTCAAGGATAGTACCCATTTCAGCCCAAGTCCCTGGCGTTGGCGCAGCTAGCTGAAATGCATAGTAACCTATCTGTGTTGTTATAATTCTTTCTCTTACTTTTTCGACTAGCTGTTCTATTTCGGCCTGAGTCATGATCTGAATGGTTCCGCCAGATACATGTTTAAGAGGACTGTGTGTAAGAGTGGTAGTACCCGATATCTTTTTAAATAACGTGGTTACAGTAGTATTTGCTGTGTCTTGAACGTTGTTAATGCTTCCGATGGATACCCAAGTACCTCCAGCCGGCGCGGCGCTTGTTAACACGTAACCACCTGGGCCATCTCCAATAACCATATATTGTATAATAGCATCGGCAAGATCGTTGAGCTCTGTATTGTTCGCGATCTTAATATCAGTTCCGTTCCAATGTAATGGTGGATTCGTGACAGATCCGTAGTTACTCGTTCTATCCTGATAAAGAGTGTATGTTGTAGAAAGAAGTGTAACGTCTCCAGTTCCAATAGCTCCCTGATATCGTGTATCAGTGAAATCACCTATTGCTACATAAGCGGTGTTTGCACCTTGTGCGTTGTATATGTTACCGGGCCCGTCAACAGAAGCAAACTTTTCAAGAACAACTTCAGCGATCGCTTCAAACTCAGAGTCGTTTATGATCTGTAATATGCCACTGCCCTTATAGGTAAGGACATTTGGTCTTGCCATATTATACAGAACCCCAGACTACAGTTCCTGCCGCATTAAGGATCTTTAGAGTTCTATTTGAACTGTCCTGCAAATAAGTAATCACGGCAGTGTTTGAGGTTGCCGTGAGTATGTTTGTTATATTTCTGCTATCGTCAATAACGGTTGTTCCAGATATCTTAACAGCCATCTTCGCTCTCCTTTAGAACTATTAGCTGTATCTATTTATCACAACTTATGTCTTTAGCCATCTTTCGTTCTCTAGAGTCCACTTTACTACTTCTGCAATTCTTTCGCGGACTGAAGTGGCTGGTTCCCATCCAAGACTCTTCATCTTGTTTCCGTCTAGGGCATAGCGAAGATCGTGGCCTGGGCGACTCGAGTGAAAGTCGACAAACTCGTAGTTGAGTTCCTTACCTTGCGCGTCTGCGATGATCCTTGCAAGTTCGTAGTTATCGATCTCTTCTGCGCCGACGATGTTAAACTTGGGGCACTTAGCTCCACCCCATTCTTCCTTTAGATCAAAATTCCCATTTAGTAAGAATAAAACTGCATCTGCTACATCTTCTGCGTGGATGTAGTGACGTGATCCCGGGATCGTCTTTGTTCTATCGCTATGGATTGTAATCTTCTCGCCATCACGAGCTTTCTTGATGCACATTGGTATGTACTTCTCCGGGTGTTGTCTCTGACCAAAGACGTTCATAGTATGAGTGATATAGATCGGCAAGCCGTAGGTATTCTCATACGCAACAGCAAGTTCTTCGCCGCCTGCTTTTGATGCGCTATAAGGATTCGTAGAGTTATAGCGATCGTTTTCACCATACTTAATTCCATCCGGCGCAGGACCAAAGACTTCATCGGTACTGAAGTAGATGAACCTCTTAAGATTGCTCTTTTGCGCTCTTGCAAATTCGAGAATGTTACACGTTCCGACAACATTATCAAGAACGAACTCCATCGGATAGTCGATAGAACGATCAACATGTGACCCTGCTGCAAGGTGAGCGATGTAGTCTACGGATCCTACTTCTGAACGAACGAGTGGGTTCATGTCGGCCTTCAGGTCGTGAAATACCACGCTTACTCTCTTACGAGTTTCGGCGTCGAACTCCTGTAGTGAGTCGTGGAGGCGATTCAAGTTTCCACTGTAGTCCAATCTATCTAGAGTAACTACCTCCCAATCCGTCTCTTTGAGCACTTTACATACGAGGTGGTGGGCAATAAAACCGGCTCCGCCAGTGATTAATATTCTTTTCATAATGTATTCCTTTTCATTGTATGAAGAAGCGGGCAATGCCCGCTTCTTTTCTATATGATTACTGCACCTGACTTTGGTAGGCAGACACTTCTTTCTGTATAGCTTCGAGCTGTGCTTCTCTATCGAGTAATGAAAGCTCACGACTATATGTGTTAAACATTTCTTTCCAAGAATCTGAAGAGGTAGAATCGTTTAAAACCTGCTTCATCTCTTCTAGATCAACATTTACTCCAAGGAATGCGAACTTCATACCGGCTGTAGAGAAGACGTCATCACTGTAATTAACTAGCGGTGTAATTTCAGTGCTGTTTGGATCTGTAGTCAGCACGCAGCTCATAATATCGCTTGGCTTGGTCGTATAGACAAAGTCTATCTCGTCTATTTCAAAAGCTGCCATATATTCATTCGCGCTCTTATACGGAATGATCGTAGCATTACTCTGTACTGCTTTTACATTATTTTCTAAAGATAACTTGTATAGAAAATCAATAGCATAACCTATCTTTGCGTTTCCGTTTATAAAGTATTCGAGATCTTTACCGGAATCTTTCTTTGTGCAGATATAGTTATACGAAGAGATGTGAACAGTGATAAAATTATCTTTTGTGAGTGTTTCCTTACATTCTTCACTTGCTGAAAAAGGTTCTGCAATTGGCTGCCATATTACTATGGTTGGGTTAGTCTCAGTTTTAAGAATGCTTGCTGCTGTGGCACAGGACTCTACTTTTTCTACACTTCCAAAAAGAGAAGGGTTTGACTCGTGTAGATAGTTTCCTAGTTTAAAGGCAGCTCCGGTTGGATTGTATGGATTTATGATGCGAACTAATTCGTTTGCGTAGAGCGGTGTAGAAATCATCATAAAGAGCGCTGTGATGTATTTAATCATATTTTACCTCATAAGTATAGAGCGTTGAATGTCATTATGCTGTAGTACAGCATGTCGTGAAGCAGAAATGCAAAGACTATTGGTGTTCTATCGTAACTCTTGAGCAGATAACCAATTGGTATCAAAGCTATAAGAAGTACTACATAGTACACGGACTGACCATACATAGATCCAGTAATATACGCGACGACAAAGAGCATCGCAATAATAAAGATATATATGTATCTAAAGTCTATCCTTGAAAAAACTCTTATCCAATTTACATACTTTCCTGCTATGAATACGCCGATAATCGCGCTAAGCATATAGACAACCATCATATAAGGAAGCATGTGATAGAAGAAGTTTGTTGTTATATGTATTCCTTTACTCTCGACTATACTATATATAAAAGATTGTGTACTAGTAATTGGAAGACCTACGAGAAATAAAGGAATTATTTGTGAAAAAACACCTGCGTTGTTTGCAGTCTCGGCCGCAACAAGACAGTCTATATCACCAACCTGATACTTGTTTTGTTTCTTTTTTATTCTTTTTTCGAGTAGATACGCAAGTGTTGTTCCAAGATGATACGTAACTCCTGGTATAAACCCGGATACATAACCTATCAAGAATCCACGAACTACAACTCCCCAATGTTGTAACATATTCTTAAACGACACAACATAACCTGAAAGTTGCAACTTATTCATCACTATCTTTCTTGAGCCTACTTCAAGTTGATCTAGGATATACGGTATTACGTATATTCCTAAGACGACACTGATTGTAGGAAGCCCGCTTAACAGATAATTGTTACCAAATGTAAGAAATGCGGTGTTTGTATTTTTATCCATCCCGACGTGCGCTAAGATAAAACCCAAGATTATAAATGCGCAACTGATCCAGTACTTATTCTTACTCACTACTATAAATGCTATTAGACACAGAAAAGTAAGCAGCATTTTTATGCGCGTATCAAACATAGAGAACATATAGTAACTATACTGAATAAAGATGTACGACACCATGATAGAGAGAAGAGATCCTATGAAGCTTCCTATCGCTGCATACATTATTGCCCTATCACCATCTCCACGACGAAACAATTCGTGACCTTCGATTAACGAAGGAATGGATGTCATAGAACCAGGGACAGCAAAGATAGTTGCTGACACAGATCCAAAGTATTGGCTCAGGCTTGCAACTACTACATATACTGCTAACGCGTTTGCTGGGTCAATTCCCATTAGAAACGGATACATTAGAGACAGCGTCACAAACACGGACACTCCTGGTATCAATCCGGACAAGACGCCAAAGAAGGTCGCAACAAGAAAAGAAACAACCATTTCTATCATTTCAACTATCTCTTAACTCTAAAGTGGATTTTCTTATGTATATGGACCTAGAAGGAATCGAATTTAATGTTTTATTTTCTTCATCTATGTATCTTGCGTCAACTCTTCTAGATATTTCTTCTTCAAAGAAATGCTGAGTTTCTCGAATAATTCCAATCTTTTCTCTTTTTAAATGAAGATGTTTTAACCATCCGGAATAATCTGGACTCGCTCTCCAATAATTTCCATTCAATACATGACTCAAGGCTTTATATCCCATTGATTCATTTATAAGTGTATAGTAAGAACTAGAAAAGTGTTGAACTTCACTCACAAGTTTTTCTGCTTCGCTCTTACTAATATTTCCACGTGCCTTGACAATACTTTCAATCGCTGATATCTTAAGCCACGCGAGCTTTATCTGTATTTCTGGGACGTCGTCAGTAGAGAAAAAGAAGATTGTATCGTAGTCATTAGATGATGGAGTATCATATTGCCACCACATTCCAGAATTAGTAGCCCAAAACCAATCTCCGTTTACCAAAGTTACACGAGGTTTTTCTAATCCCCATATCATACAAGATCGCGGTTTAGTCTTATTCACTCTCTTGTGTCTTGAGTGATATTGGCCTATAGATTCCGGTAACTTAACCATAGTACGATAATCACCTACGAAATTCTCAAGAGCAAGTCTCCATTCTGCCGGGTCGTTTGGTGCAAGATAATTCGGTTTGTCTAAACCTTCTACCGTGTAGTTGAGTTGCTTTAACTTCTCGCTGTATTTACTCATAAGAGTATCACGAATCTGTCCAAAGAGTTTTATTTTTGGATTAAAATCTTCGAAACCAAACCCGGCTCTATGCCAAAGTTTAACATTTCTTATACCTTCATCTATAAATGCATCGAGTATTGTATGACTATCAGTTCCTCCACTGTAGTGAATCGTAATGTCATCATACTTTTCCGCAAGGATTCTTGCGTGCTTCCTGAAATAGTCTTTAGATTCAAGAAGAGGTTCTACTCTCCATGCCTGCGGATTACGATACACGTCATAGTCAAGAACAAACTCTATCCTAGAGTCTCTTCTCTTACTTGCTTCTGAAAATGCTTCTACGTTATTATAAAACTTAGATCCGTTCGCGAGAAAGTAGAAGTTTGGTTTTGAAGAAGGAATATCGCGAAATAAATTTATCACAATTCAATAAGTCTACTTTTTCTCAACTTCGTCTAGACGAGCAGATAGCTCCTTTACAGCTTCAATAAGAACGGCTGTTATGTTACCATACGCTACTGATTTATATTCACCTATGTCATGAACTACTTCTGGGAGTATCTTTTCAACTTCCTGCGCGATCACACCTACGTTCTGCTTTCCGTCTCTTTCGAAATACACACCTCTCATTAGATCAACTTTTTCAAGAGCGCTATCGATTGTGCGAATATTCGTCTTAAGTCTTTCATCAGAATAAGCTGTTACGTTTCCACCGACGGCTAGGTTTCCGGTTGATGGTTGGAATGAGAACGCTGTGGCTGTAGTTCTTACTCTTGCTGTTTGGTCGCTTCCAGAACCGGCAACAAAGACTGGGTAGTGAACCGTAGAAGACGTCGAGTCTGCTGCATTGATTGTGCTAGATGGTCCGGCCAAGCCTTGTGTACCAGTAGTTCCTTGTCTACCTTGAATGCCTTGCGAACCGTTCAATCCGTTCGATCCTAGAACACCCGCGGTACCTTGTACACCAGTACTACCCGCTGTTCCGGTCAATCCTTGAGAACCGGATCCTGTTGTACCTTGTCTCCCTTGAATACCCTGAAGCCCTTGTCCGCCAGTTGTTCCGGTTAATCCTTGAGAGCCAGACCCTGTTGTACCCTGTGTACCTAGAGTACCTTGAATGCCTTGAGTACCTTGACGACCTTGGAAGCCTTGCGCTACTGCTCCACCGTCTTGACCTTGAATACCTTGGCTTCCTTGGAAGCCTTGAGCAACTGCACCACCATTGAGACCTTGAATACCTTGACTACCAGCTCCGCTAATGCCTTGTGTACCTTGTCTACCTTGGAAACCTTGGACAGTACCGGCAGTACCTTGGAAACCTTGGTTACCTTCTCCAGGTATACCTTGGACGCCCTGTCTTCCCTGGAAACCTTGCGCTGCGGCAGCACCAGTAAGACCTTGGATACCCTGATTACCGGTTCCAGCAATACCTTGAGTACCCTGGTTACCTTGGAAACCTTGGAATGTAGCTGAGCCGCTAAGACCTTGGATACCAAACGTACCTTGAATACCTTGTGAACCAGTTGCACCAGTTGCACCCGATCCAGCAATACCCTGGAACCCTTGCGTACCCTGTCTTCCCTGGAACCCTTGCGTACCTTGAATACCTTGATCGCCGCTAGCACCAGTTGCGCCTGTTCCTACAAGACCCTGTAGTCCTTGGCCACCCGTTGTACCTTGCCTACCCTGGAAACCTTGAGCGGCGACTACACCTGCAATACCTTGATTTCCCTGAGTGCCGGTTCCAGAAATGCCTTGCCCGCCTTGCCTACCTTGAATACCTTGAGCAGCCACAGCTCCTTCAATGCCTTGGTTTCCAAGTCTACCTTGAAGACCTTGCGTGCCTTGAATACCTTGAGCAGCCGCGGCTCCTTCAATGCCTTGGTTTCCAAGTCTACCTTGAAGGCCCTGGAATCCTTGTGTTCCAGTTCGACCTTGGATACCTTGCGCAGCTGCCTGTCCGGCAAGACCTTGATTACCAAAAGTTCCTTGCAAACCTTGAAGACCTTGAGAAGCAGCAGCGCCAGTCGCACCTTGAATGCTAATTCCTTGAGCGCCTTGGATACCAAGCGTACCTTGAATACCTTGATTGGCGGCTGCGCCGGCCTGTCCTTGTAAACCTTGGGTTCCAATTCCCTGTATACCTTGTATACCTTGTCTACCTTGGCTTCCCTGTATACCTTGAAGACCTTGGATACCTTGAGTACCTTGTCTTCCTTGTGTTCCCTGTATACCCTGAAGACCTTGAGTTCCTTGAGTTCCCTGTGTCCCTTGACGACCTTGCGTACCCTGAGGACCTTTGATCTGGCCTCCGTTTGTCCACGTAGTTCCGTTATACGCCCAAACATCTCCTTCCAACTCGTCTATAACTGCATCTCCGGCAGTTGCGCTTGGAAATGCTGCGTTTAGAGTAGTCTGTGGATTGTTAGGCGGAGCTACGTTTACGTCTGCAACAGAACCGATAAGATTAATGGATGGACCGATAAGACCTTGTATACCTTGACGTCCCTGTGTTCCCTGCAGTCCTTGTATACCCTGAGTACCTTGAATACCCTGAAGACCTTGAGTTCCTTGTGTACCCTGAAGACCTTGAGTTCCTTGAGTTCCTTGACGACCCTGTGTACCCTGAAGACCTTGAATACCCTGTGATCCCTGGGTGCCTTGTGTCCCTTGCGGTCCTTGAATACCCTGATTGCCTAAAGAACCCTGAATACCTTGAACACCTTGTGAGCCAGCAGCACCAGTTGCACCTACACCCTGAATACCCTGCAGACCTTGCGATCCTTGAGTACCCTGCCGACCTTGAGTACCTTGGGTTCCTTGTCTACCTTGAGTACCCTGAGTTCCAGTTTCGCCTTGTAAACCTTGCCCGCCTTGTCTACCTTGAGTACCCTGTGTACCTTGGTTACCCTGACGACCTTGGTTACCTTGGTTACCCTGAACTCCTTGCGGTCCCTGCGGTCCCTGAATACCCTGTGTACCTCTAAACGGGCCGAGGTTTAACCAATCGTCATTTCCGATATAAGCCCATAGTTCATCTAATGCCTGGTCAACAACCGTATCGCCAACTAGCGCTGATGGAAAGAAAGCTGAAAGAAGGCCGTCTGGGTTGGTGTTAGCATTTACATCTGCGACCTCACCGATGATTTTAATCGCAGGGCCAAAGTTACCTTGTACACCTTGTACTCCTTGTGGACCTTGTGGACCTTGAAGACCCTGGACTGATATCCCGATTTCTATCCAATCAGAACCATCAGAATAGTACATAATACTAGTGTTTGAAGAATCTGTGTTTGCATAAACAATCGAGCCTTCGTATACACCAGGATCTAGAGCGATAGGGTAGGACTGCCTAATACCGGGTCCTATTATAGGTGTTCTTCCTCTTACTGTCTTAAGCGACATCATCCTGCTCCGCTTGTCCTATTGTGTAGGATATTGTTACATTTACTGACCCATTTATAGATGCTTTTACATCAACCGTGTCTCCAGTGTATATGAACTGACCGTTTAATGGAAGTGGAAGAACATCAAACGCAGGAACTGGTAGTTCGTTAGCTATTATGAATGACGTGTTAGAACTTGCTCTGTATATTCTTACGCTTACATCTACAGTCTGAACATCAATATTAGTGATAATCATTGGACTGATAATTTCTGCCACCCCGGGAACGACGACGGTGTCGCCGCCGAATACTAATTCGGGTACTTCAAAACTAGGAACTTCAATAATAGTCTCCCAGTCGTCAGTTAAGGTTACGCTTAGACCAATTGGCTTTGCGTCAGGCGCTTGGCTTGTTGTAACTATGCTATATGTCATATTGATGCCCTACTTTGCGAAGCTCTACGAGCTAGTTTTCTAACAGATGATGTGAATGGCCTTCCTTCAATTCTTCCGGTACGACCGTTAATTTTAAGACCTCTAGCGAAGTACTGGTTATTTAGTTCGTCGGCTCCAGACCAACGTACTCTTCCACCATCTTCTTGAAGAACAGATGCAGCGGCTGATATAGGCTGGCCAAGTCTTCTGAAGTTAAGTGGAAGCGCGTTAACGTTAACGCCTGCACTTGCGAGGTTAAACTGGTGTGAGAGACTCTCTACGAGGCTACCGAAACGAAGAATGCGAGGATTTCTTAAGCTTGCTATGAGGACGTCATCTACAAGACCGTCAACCATATTTTCTTCTGTGGCGGTTAGTGTAAAGTTTATCTTAATATAGTCACCCATATGAGTAAACGAATCTGTAAAGGCGTTAAGAAGAGTTATATCATTTGGCCCGTCGTTAGTCCACGCAGATCCATCCCAGTAGTAGACGTCTCCGTCATAGATATTTGATACACTGGTATATACAACATACGCATCATTTACTTCTACCGTAACTCCACTAGGTAGAGCTCCAACAGTAGCTACGCTTCCTATGTATCTTAAGCCATCGGTGTTTGGATTAAACACCGAGAATACATGTCTTCCTTCATAATTAAAGAGGCCAGCTGTAAATATACGAGTTCCTGTTTGTGTACCTTCACGAAAATCGTTTGTGATAGAACGTATAAAGTTTAGAGCATCTCTACGAGTAAGTTCTTCGTTTACAGTGTTTGCAGAATACCCTTCAGTGATCGTTAGATAGTCCCACATGTCGTCTATGATTGTGTTTGCGCCTGCGAGTATTTCATCTGCAAGACCGTCGTTCTCTACAAGAGTAGCGGTCGTTAATCTAGGGTTTTGGACCGGAGTAGATCCCTTCGCGCGCATAGATATGTCGCCGAACTGAGTACCAGAGTTGTTTAGAGTAATCTGACCGCCGTTTAGAGAATAGAACGCACAGCGCGAGAAGATGGAAAGAGAGCTGATGCCATTAATACCTGCGCCATTCTTCGCAACATAACCCAAACCATTCTGAGTTCTAGGTGTAACACCAAAGCAAAGTATGTATGGGAAGATTGAGTCTTGGTCGACTAATGCTCGGTCTGCGAGTACAGTCCCCCCACCTCTTCCTACTTCTTTGTTAGGATAGTCTTCTTCTAGAACTGCATCAATGATAGCCGTTCCGCCGGATGAAGATGTAATGAGTGACCCAACTTCAAGATCATCGCTATTGTTTCTGATGTATATCGTTCCAGATCCAATCTCGGTGACTCTTGACACATATCCTGTTACGCCGTTGTTAGCCGTAACTAGGTCGTCAACTTCCCAAGTTCCGGTAACTCCGGTAACTTCTACCTCGTATCCTAGATCCTCAATTGTACCACGGCTGTTGAATGGATTTAATAGAGGAGGGATCTCTCTTCCAAAGTAGTTCGCTATCTGACTGCAGTCTCTTAAATATGGCGAACGAATGATTTTAGCACCAGGGCGGAACGAAAAAGCGAACCCTTTAGACGGATAGTCAAAGTTATCAACAATATTATTAAAGAAAGAAAAACCTTGAACATAGCAGCCAGATCCTATGAGTATGACGTTTTCTCTTTCGTATCCAGGGTTCTGAATGATACGAGTTGCATACTGTCCGTTTGTCGACACCATCGTGCAACGATCCGGAAGAGAAAGGTTTCCGTTTGTGTAATAGTCGCCAGGAAAAACGGTAATCGCCGTTGGGATGCCTGGGCTGTTATCTCCAGGATAACCAGAAGGTATACCACCGGCCGCAGCTTCTTGTGCAAGTTCGAATGCCCGCGCGAGAGTTGCAACTGGCTTTAGATAACTTCCTGGGTTCGTATCATCTCCATCAACACCGACGTATACTTTGTTTGCTTTCTTTGCGGTTTTAGATATCTCTTTGTATAGATCCTCGTAAGAGATCGCGACAGTTCTGCCTAAAGAAACGTCCTTAAGATAGAAGTAATCCGTATTTGATATGTCAGGAGCAAATGCTTCATCAACGTTAATGTTCGGGTCGTTTATTGTTGAGTCATTTATGATCCCGTCGTTTATAGTGGAATCATTTATAATTGCGTCGTTTATAGTTGAATCGTCTATGATAACGTCTGTTAGTATCGATGCGTTAATAAACGACGCATTCATAGTTGAAATGTTAATGACGGATGATTCCATCGTAGAGTTCGTGATATCGGATTCGTCTATGTCAGAGTTATTAATATCCGAGTTATTCAACACCGACGTATTGATAGTCGAGTTGTTCATCGTAGAAGTGTTGATGACCGAGCCCGTAATCGTTACGTTTGTAAGCGGGATGTTTTGAATATAATCGCCGCCATTAATCTTTATATTAGTAAAAACTTCTTGCTGAATAGCTTTTACTAGTTCGGCACGAGTAATATTCTTCGTGCCGTCGTCGCCCTGATCGAGGCTGACAGTTACAAACAAGTCTCTGGATTTTGTATTACCGCCGGTAATTTTACCAAGTTCGGATATTTTAGACATGGTTGTCGAGATCCCTTTTTCTTTTATTTATATCGAAGAAATACCAACATGATATTTAGAGAACAAAGAGTTTTAACTACCATTCTTCAAAGTTTTTATTTCTTCGTGAAGTTCTTTAATCGCTTCGATTAATAGCGGTACTAATTTTTCATAACGAACAGCCATGTATCCGTTTTCTCGAGTTGTTACGACTTCCGGTAATACTTGGTTTACTTCTTGAGCGATGACACCAACTTCTTTAACACTAGTATCTTTACTCTCAACTTCTTTAGCTAAGTCATTCCAATTAAAAGTAACACCATTCAGTTTTTCAATCTTTGATAGAGCGTCTGTAATATTTTCTACATTTGTTTTCAATTCTCTATCAGAAGTAGCAAAAGCCGTGATCTCGCCACCTGCGTTAATAGCTCCGCTTACACCTAGACCGCCCGTGATGACGACAGAACCAGTCGTCCTACTAGTACTCGGTGTGTTATTAGTAAATGTCTTAATGCCAGCAATTGATTGGTTGCCAATCGTGTATACACCGTTTGTGACTGTGGCTGCGTTTCCAGTTATATTTCCAGTCACTGCACCAGAAATATTTCCAGTTATCGTTCCAGTTACAGTAAGGTTATTATCAACAACAAGATTGTTTCCAACATTCATATTTCCTGCAATAGTAAGATCGCCAGATGGAGATACAGAAAGTTTTCTAGTTCCCGATCCAGTGTCAACTATAAAACTGGTGTTTGCGTTTGACTCAAAGCCAACTTGCCATATCACGGAAGCATTTGAATAATTCACTCTAGGTGCGTTCGTGCTTATAAGAGTTTGAATCGTTTGTGTTGGTGTATTAATTGTTACAGGTGACGTAACTTCTATTGCTGACGATCCTACTTTAGGAGATAAGGTATTAGCGCGCAAAGTATTAAATGCAATCACAGTATTTGCAGTGAACGATCCAATCAGAGTCGAATTACCAGTTGTGGTATCGCCTAATGCTGAGGCCGTCATAGCATCGGAACTCACTATATCTACTAAGTCGTTGGTCCTATCCAACCATTGTTGAAACGTGTCCGAAGTAGTGACCTGACTTATACCGGTTTTTGCCATGTTTATGTGCTCTCTATCTTGTCTAATCTTTCACATAAGGAAGAAAGAACTCTTCTTATCTCTGGTAACTCTTTATAGATTTGTTCTATCTTTCTCACTCGATCCCTGTCTACTTTGTATTTATTTAGAGCAGCCAGGTCATCGTTGATAAGTGCTCTCGATCTTTCGTCTCTTATCATGTTAGTGATATTCCTCTGTAGTCTAGAAGTCTTGGCGCTTTAAAGATATCTTCGGAGAGTAACTCTATCTTTATTGCAAATCTGCGATAACCTTCAAAGGTTCCAATACCATTCGTATATGTAATCACACCTAAGTTTTTATTGGTGTTAGATACTTGATACACATACTCTTTAAAGTCATTAACATTGCTTACAGATGAATATAGATTAACTCCACCAGTAAGTTCTAACTCTATCCAATCGTTCGTTTCGAACACAGTTGGGTCATCTGCTGATTGCACTTTGATGTATACTGCGATATCTGTACCACGTGGTCTGTATCCTGTTACATAGATACGGAAATCTTCTGCATCTAGGTTTTCAGCCAATTCTACGGTTTTAGATATGTACTTAGAAGTAGTTGTCGAATCGTTGGTGATCTTCCACTGATAAGCAAGAATGGACGCAGTCTCGATGTCAATGAAAGGAGACGAAGTGACATTCGAGTTGTTAGACATAGACACCGTAAGGTCTAGAGTCTTTTCTCTTGCGATGTCATTAGACTTACTATACACAACCATGCCGGTCTTACTAAACAACGCCTTGTCATTGAATTGCATCGGCAAGCTATATGTGTTTGACGGGTTGGCTGGATCGACGAGTGTTCCAGATAGAGTCGTTGCGGTTACGCTATCGTTCGTTCTATGAATCATTGGCTGAATGTAGCTGAACTCAACGTTATCAACCGTGGTTATCGTCGCAGCTGCAGCGCTATCAAATCCGTACACTGTGTTACCGGCAGCAAACTTTCGTGTAGAAGTTGCAGAAGATTCTTCGAGAATGATAAAATCCGGATATCTAAAGTCATAGTGACGAAGTATACCCATTGTAATCGGTAAACCACTTGTACTATCCGTGAAATATGATGGTCTATCCGCAACTATCACTGTAGAGTTTGCGCTAACAACTTTAAAGATCTGTCTGTTTGTAGTACCGTTGCTTATCAGAACAAAGTCGCCGGCAGAATATGTGGCTGAAAGATTCGTTCCGCTGATCTGATTATTTCCGGAAACGGTGCTTAAGTTAGCTCCAGTAGTCCCGTCTTTAGACTCAAGCTTGTATACGGTCTCTCCAACTTTAAATGTTCCGATGTTGTTCTCTGTTGAGATAAACTCGTGGTCATCATTTGTAAGTGTGATAGTGCCAGCACTTGCATTGAAGTTATGGCGATACAGTACAAACTTAATGTCCTCGTCTTGATATGACTTCCACGCGCGATTGTTTGTAGATGTGAATAGAACACCATCACCCCAGTCTTGGACGATTGGAAGTCCTTGATTCGCGCCTGGTGTTAGATCAACTCCACCAACCTTTGATGTAAAGATTAGATAGTCAGGATCGGCTGCATCTGGTATTACGACTACTGCATATTCTTTTTCAACATCAAGACGAACTGGGGCATTAAAAGTTACCGTTGTTTCGACAGAAGCATCATCTGAAGTAAGTACTTCTGATGGAGTTAGGTGTACTTTAGAGAACGGTATCACGTCATATGAAGGATAACCATTTATAACTTCTCTTAATTCAACATTTACGCCGTTTATATTACTTCTTCTCTTGAAGAACAGATCTATTTTAGAGACAAATACAGTGTCAGATCCAAGACCCATGCCAGATTTTATGAAGAAGGTCTGAGCAATTGGATCTGGCGACGGGTCTCGCCCGCGATCACCTTCAGTTGGTCTTCTTGTAACATTTCTATCCGTGGTTGTTGTTGCAGTAGAAGCTGCACGGCGAGTTGAGACTGTTAAAGATGCTTTTTCTACAGAGAAGTTATATGCTCTATAGGTTACAAAACCATACGATGTGCTGGCGCTATCAATCGCAGCGTGCGTGTCAACGTCAACTACTTCTAGTTTTCTGTCTCCAACATAGAACCTTGATGATGGTAGACTAAACACCGCCCTCAAGACGCCGTTCGCATCTGTTTCGACCGCCGCGTTAGCAACACCGCGTCTTCTTATTTCACTCGGGGAGTTAACATTGCTTCCTGGGAACACAAATTGGTTCACATCTTCTTCATCAAAGAAGAAATAGTGGCGAGTGTTAGGGCGAAGACCAGACATGTATATATTAATGTCACGGCCTCTCATGAATGGATTAAATGTAAAGTTCGTAACAAAATCGCCAACGCGGCGTTGGTTCGTGTTATTTGTGTTGGCTTGAATAGCGGTTGACGTTAACGGATTAAGCTCTTGTGTAGCGGCAGTCGACACAGTTAAGCGTCTTCTATTCAAACCTATATTAACTGGGTTAGTGACAGTATCATAGACTGCGTCGTATTCCGGTTCTATTTCGCCAATGCCACGATATGAATAGAAGTTACTTACGCAGTTTCTAAATTCTGTGGCGTAGGGTTGCGATATGATGGATACGTCGGTGTTTCTCTGAAGTGTTCCGACCTTTGCATTTGACGTGGTTGGGAACAGCGTCGCAGAAGATGCAGACTTATACTTAAGGTTTAACGGGAATGTTTTTACAGATGGCATAAGCGATTGTTCTGTAAAGTCCAGCGCAGCATTAAATTCCACATTCTCTAGGTTGGCTATACTAAGATCGTTAAAGGGATCAACTATGATGCCGTTCTTAAAACGATCTAGACCGTTTTCATCAACAATGTTTAGATTTTTTGTATCGGCTTCTAGGGTGTTCAGCAGAACATAATACTCTAAGCTGTCGATCTTCTTTTCTAAGTTTTCGATATCTTTCATACGATAAGATTTTGTACCTTTAGGAACGATCTGCACAGCATACTGAGGTCTATCCTGTTCGTCAGCTTCTTCTGGTGTAAGTGCTGGCGCTCCTGGTACGAATATTTCCGCGATCTTAACCTGATCGCCAGATATGATTGGCGGAATAGAATTCTCTACTTCCGTTCCTCTTAACAATGATATTCTGCCATAAGAGTCAAGAATTACCGCATCGGTTCTGTTTAGGTAGAACTCGTAGTCTATCTCTCCAAACTGATCGTGAGATGGTGTAAGTATCGTATATGAACCGGAGAAGCTCGGCGCAACGTTAACACCTGTTGATCCATTGCTTACAGTTGGCGCTGTACCAAGAACAGCCGCATTTATATATGTGGCCGGCGATAGCGGTTGTACGTATGGTCTAAAGTCAAGACAGTCTCTGAGATTATAGACCTTTCCTGAAGATGAAACGAACGGCTGTATCTTATTCTTGGCGACAGCACCAGGGTAACTATCTACAGTAAAGAAGTAGCTTCCTGTTGTGTCGTTTAGTTTAAATGCTTTAAAACGAACTGTCATTAAACCGGCCGCGGGTACTGGTCTTCCAGGAATATATTCTATATAAGAATGATCGTAGAAGTTATCTCTTTGGTTGGTTTTAAGCTTAAAGCTAGAAGTAACAGTTTTGCTTTCTGAGTCTGTAATAGAGACGATCTCATACACATCTGGAAAACCTAGATTATATCTAGTTGTGGATGATACGATGTCGTTATTTGCGAAGGTGCACTTAACATATAGTTCAGCGCTAACTTTCGTAAACGGGCTTGCACTAGTAATTCTCTTATTGTAATAGATCGTAGAAGGAGTCGATGGTGTAGAACCAAGGGTGACTTGGAGGTCAGCACCAGATAGAACAGCACTAGTCACATCTCTTCTAGTACTTGTGTTATCTACAAAGAGTATATCATCATTCTCTAGATTAAAATCTTCGCCAGCGTCAGGCGTGATGTTAAAAGTAGTAGCAGTTCCAGTAATAGTTTTTCTTGCTCTTACTGGAATTGACAGGTTGCTAGTAGATTTAAGACTCAGCATTCCCGTGTCAAATACCATTGATGAAGAACTTGTTTCTTTTATAACAGAATTGTTTGCAACTGGTATGTACCCGGAAGTTCCAACAACTCTTTCCACTTGCGATATCTGATTAGCACCCGACAATCTAACATCAAACAGGAAGATTTTGGTATCAGTGATGTTACGAACTCTCGCAGTTCCTAGGACAGAGTTTCCACCGTCTCTGAGAGAAACGGTTGCAAATGTTCCTAATGGGACTACGCCTCCTACGCTAGTATCGAGTATGTCAAGGTACCCGCCATAGTTAAAAGATACGCCCTGATTTGCTCTATCATCAACCGAAGCTTCCGATATGTCATCTATATCGAGGAAAATCTCTCTAAGATTTTCTACTCTATGACCCTTAACATACGCGACTCCACTTCCGATAGAAGCTTTTAGATTACCATCTCTTCTTACGACTGTAGTTTGAAAGTCATTGACAATGTAGTCACCAGATTCTTCATACGTGCGACGAGCCATCTCTTCGCCTAAAATGTTATACTGTGATACGTCTCTAAGAAGAACTGCATTACCGTTTACATAGCGTGTAAGAGTAAAGAATGTAGTGTCAGCATCAGCTTCAGAAGTTGGAAGAGCTGTAAGTATTGGAATAAGTTTTAGTCTATCTGCGCCAGGAGCATTTTGGTTAAAAGATCCGTTTGCATTGTCATATAGAGACGAGTCTTGGAACGCATTAATTACTCTTTCCTGAACTGTGTAACCTATCGACACACTGTTCGGTACATTCGTATACTTTGAAACAATTACAAGCTGCTCTTCAGCGTATAGGAAGTGACCCTTTTGGAATATGATACCTGGCGCAGATTTAAGTCCGAAAGAGTTGCCAACTGCCCCAGCGAACGTAGTAACGTTGATAGTCTTATCAGTCAGAACTTCTGTTTCGTCTCTATTGATGCTCGTTCCTTGTTCGTACACACTTACTTTGTATATTCTAAGTCTTTCGCCAGCCTGAAAGACTTTATTTCCAGAAGATGTTGTTTTGTAGTTAATAAAGAACGTGTTAAGATCTGGGTTTCTTGTTTCAAAACCACGCGTCGCAGCTAAGACGGTCGCTCGGACTCCTGTCACAACTCCTTCGAGTTCGTATGTGTTATCTCTTACGTAATCAACACCGCTTATAGTGACCGTATCTGTAAATCCAACATATTGAGTTGGGTCAAATCCAGTAACATCCGTAAGCTTAACGTAGTTTAAGTCTGATAACTCTGTAAAGTTGCATCCCTTTATGATAGATCCTTCTTTAAATATATTATCACCAAACTGCTCGATCTGATTCTGAAGAATCGTTTGCATCTGAGTCAATTCTCTAGCTTGAACCGCGTAAGACGGTTTAAAAAGCACGCGATGGAACTGATTCGTTATATCAAAATCATCAAAGTACGGCGCAACATTCAGGTCTTTATTAATTGGCATTTATTTTTCCTTAAAATTCAAGAAGTATCTTAAATCGTTCCCTTGACTCTTCAGTTCTCGTAATTGGAAAGAAGCTATTCATATAGTAAACTTCTCCAGTTCTCTGAACATATGGTGATATTGAAAACCCTGGGTAATCTATGTCATATTCTAGTGGATACTCTGGATCGTTATCTGTATTTATATTAAGTATTTGATTGTCTGCAGATCTTATCGGCAGATTTATGTTAAGCGAGATGTCGCTAAAATCAGTGTTTGCAAATGAAGAGGAATTTGGATACGGCCCCATGTACTCACATATATACACAAAGTTATTTGAAACTTGATGAACTTTACCGCTAAATATTACCTCGTTATAGAATGAACTATTAACATCCGTTTCTATCTGTGTAACTATTTCATTTACAGAAAGAGAGTGACTGTCAAGAGCTAGTTCTATACGGTTATCAAATATGTCATTGTTTCCTGCATTTTTAAACTCAGGGTTCTTAACAATACCAATGCTCGTGAAGTCGTTTGTAGCTGGAACTGTAAAGTTGTCTGTCTCCGTAAGAGTCGTGTACGCAAGAATGTGCCTGCACATAAGTTCATCGATTAAGTTCGAAGCATGATCACCAGCCGAAGAAAGAATTGGTCTTAGTATAGCTCTTTCATTAAGAGAGTTTAGCGAATTTGGGTCGAAAGAAAACGGGTCTGGAACAAACGCGGTTGCATTCTTATAACCAGAACCTTTGGACAGCATTGTGACACCTATTATAGAACCATTTGCCGACACATCGGCTAGCCCAACTGCTCCAGTTCCATCGCCCTTTATTTCAATGCGAGGTAATAGTTTGTAAGAAGCGGAGTCAGTAAGAACGGTATAATCCGGTGCTTCGGTTAACGTAATGACTGCTCTTTTTGAAGCAGGATCGTAAGTATAAGTATCTACTACGTAAGACCTCGAGTCATTACCAAATACGCTTGTTACGTAGAATGTATATCCTGAGTAATAGTTTTCAATCGCATTAAGAGTTCCACTACTTGCCGTTATAACTATCTCGCCAGTTCCAGTTGCTGTTTGAAAAACAAATCCTTCAGACTTTTCATATCCTCTATTTGTTGAATTTGTTATGACAATCTGA